CAAAACCTGTATACAAAGACCCGGAAACTGGTCAGTTACTTACAGCTGTACAAAAGTATGAACGTGAAAACAGTATTGATTTTATCAAGAACGTAGGACTTGTTTATACTTTAACTGACGGTTTTAAGAATCTTGATGGATTAGTTAAAGACAAAGTTAAAAAGCAAATGAAAGGAAAACTTAGAGAACTTGAGAATGTCATTAACAGCACATCGAGGACATCAGATGGAAACTTAAAATACTCTTCAGGAGTTTCAAATGATGATTACTTTAGTGGTAAAGGCTTTTCTCTTGACATCTAAGTCAGAAATAAGTATATAATCTATAAAGTAATTTAATATGGCAGGTAAATTAGGCAAATTCCAAACTATTGGATTTAGCCATTGGAAAGGCTTGACAAAAGAAAACCACTTAGGTGGTATCTTTCAGATGGCTCCACAAAAGGCATCAAATTTAATGGTGCAACTCTTAGCTTTCTATAAGGGTAAGACTCTTGAGTCTTTTTTAAATAAATTCCCTACTAAAGAGTTTGAAGATGACAACGAGTACACATGGGATGTCGTGGGCTCTTCAAGAAGAAATATCCCTCTTGTAGAGGCAAGAGATGAGAATGGTGATGTTGTTACTAGTGATAGCAATAATGTTGGTGCAGGCACTGCTCCATTCTATTTAGTCTTTGGCGAAGACTGGTGGGGTGATGGTGAATATATTGTTGGTAATCTTAATGAGATTTATCAATTTAGAATTCTTGGTGAAGGCAGACCTGAAGGTACTAATACAGTATATAAGGTAGAGCTTGCTGGTGGTAATACATTAGGTGTTCCAGCAGAAAGACTTCTTCAAGGCGAGAGATTCTCAGTTGAGGCTGCTTTCGTAGAGAAAGAACTTTCAAGAAGCGTTGGTGAAGTAAGATTCTCTTCTCCTGTATCTATGAGAAATGAGTTCTCTAGAGTCAGAATTAAACATAAAGAGCCAGGTTCTAATCTTAATAGAAAGTTGGCTATTGGTATTCCTGTAACAAGAGAAACTGAAGGTAGATACACTCACACCACTGAAACAATGTGGATGCACTGGGTAGACTGGGAAGTTGAGAGTCAATTCTCTGAATATAAGAATAATGCTCTTATGTTTGGTAGAAGCAATAGAAATCAAAATGGTGAATATATGAATATTGGTAAATCTGGTTCTCCTATTAAGACAGGTGCTGGTATTCTTGAGCAAATGGAAGTATCTAATACTATTTATTATAATAACTTCAGCTTGAAGTTAATTGAAGATCTGCTCTATTCACTTAGTGCTTCTAAATTAGGCTTCAATGAAAGAACCTTTGTAATCTATACAGGTGAAAGAGGTGCTATTCAGTTCCACAAGGAAGTATTAAAGACTGTATCTGGTTGGACTCAATTTGTAATTGATAATAACTCTACTAAGGTTATTGATAAGACTCAATCTCAATTACATTCTAATGCACTTAGTGCAGGTTTTCAATTTACAGAGTTTAAGGCACCTAATGGTGTTCATGTAAAGATTGAAGTAGACCCATGGTATGATGACCCCGTAGACACACTTGCGGCTTAGTAAGGTGACTTACTAATGGAAATTGCTCAAAAACGGTGAAGTCTTTTTAAAATAATTTTGATTTTACATTTAATCTTATTACCTTTGCTTCATAATATAAAAGTTATGGAAGTATTTAAAGAAGTTAAAGGTTATGAAGGTTACTATGAAATTAGTAATTTAGGAAATGTAAGAAGTACATCTTACAAAGGTATTAGAATATTAAAACCTTCTATTACAAGAAATGGTTATTTAAATGTTATTTTCTGTATTAATCAAGTAAAAGAGCATAAGTTAGTACATAGATTAGTAGCAGAGGCATTTTTAGATAATCCATTAAATTTAGCCACAGTCAATCATAAAGATGAAAATAAGCTAAATAATAATGTAGATAATCTTGAATGGAGTTCTGTAGAAGATAATATAAGATATTCTAATGATAAGATGCTAACTAAAGAAAAAGTATTAGAAATACCTAATATGATAGAACTAGGATATTCTCAAATAGATATAGCTAATTCTTTTAATGTTAGTAGAAGAACAATTCAATTTATTCTTCGAGGAGAGCATTGGAATAATTTAGGTATTGATTTTACTAAATTTAAATGTAAAAGAAAAAAGAGGAATGCCCCCCTAATGGTGCAGAGATAATACCGTGCTAAACTCAAAAATTAAAAAGTTTGAGTCAGTGTAACGCATAGAAGTTGAAACTTAGAAATAAGAATAAAATACTTCCACGAGTGAGCAACATCTCAAAGAGATGAAAATATATGCTGAACTTACACAATAATAAAGTGTAAGAATATAGGGATAAAAAGCCCTATAGGTAACAAGTTTGAAGAAACAAAATATTACATCCTAATGGTGGTGTAGCAATGTCTTACAGATATGATATCTTTGATATTGGTACTATGGACCAACCTAATATCTTTAAGTGCAAGATTAAAGGACAAGAGGAATATAGAGGTTATGAGTGGGGTCCCTTCCGTAATCCGTTTACAGGTGGAGTGGGCAATCCATATGCAAGTTTTGATGAGGATGCTGCTATTATTCATAAGTATGCTACTCTTGGAGCTTGTGTTCTTGACCCAACAAGAACAGCATCTATTATCCCTGCAATTCTGCAAGGTTAATAAAATAAATTAAATAAAAGGGGAGGTAATTATATCTCCCCTTTTTATCATAAAACAATAAGGAGAAGTAATTATGACAAAGAAAAAAATGGAAGAGGAAAATGTAGACTTTATGTTAGATGATTCTGAGGAATTACCAATGAGAGAAGTTCCAAAAGAAACAACAGTATCAAATTCTGAAACTAATAAAGTTATTAATGTAAGAAATACTTCAGAGCATCTTGTGAATCCTCTAAGGAATGAAAGAATTATAGTAAGGCATATTCCTAAATCAGGTGGTATTTGGGGTAATGACCCAAGACATGTACTTGCAGGAGGTATGGCAGAGAATGCTTATAAGATGTTTGTAGTTCCTAGATTATCATCAGGAGCTTATTATAATGTACTTACTAAGGATGAAAAAGCATTTATGGAACAAGCTTTAGGTCTTGAATATAATGCTTTAAGTATTCATAGAAAAGAAAATAACTTTTGGGATGATTCTAATCCTAGCGGTATTGGTGCTGTAAGACTTAATAAAGGAGATAATTATCTTGATTTAAGTAATCCTGAAGATTATATTAGATATAAAATTCTTTTAGCTAATAAAGATTTTATTGCCCCAAGCTTACAAGTATTACAAGATAAACCTAAAGTAACTTATCAATTTGTTATTGTAGGCGAAACTGATGAAACTAAACAAGCTAAGAAGAGTATGAGTACTACTATGCAATGTTATAAAGAATATGGTAAGGTTGAAGATAATTATGATATTCTCAAACTTATTATAGAAACTATTGATGGTAGACCTATTTCAAAGAATTCTAAGATAGAGTTTCTACAGACTAAAATTAATGAGCTTATTCAACTTGATAGCAAATTATTCTTAAAGACTATTACTGATGAATTATTGCCTACAAAGGTACTTATTAATAAGAGTATTGATGCAGGACTTATTTCTAAGAGAAGTAATTTACTTTATCTTAGAAGTGATAATTCTCCTTTATGTGAAAATGGAGAAGAGTCTACATTAAGTGTAGCAGCTAAGTATCTTAATAGTCCTAAACATCAAGAATTAAAATTTGCTTTAGAGGCTAAACTAAAATAATAATATTATGACATTACAAGAATTTTCTGATGAGTTTGATGTTCATTACAATAATATAATGAGCAATCAAGCCCCTGGTCTCGACGAATATGAGAAGTCAGTATTTCTTACAAAAGCTCAAGATGAGATAGTTAAAGACTATTTTAACCCTAAGCTGAATAAAGTTCAAGAAGGTTTTGACCAAAATCAGAGAAGACAAATAGACTTCTCAATGTTAATTAAAACTGCTAAAGGTTCACCTGTTGATGATGACGTAACTAATTTATTTCCTTTGGAACATACTGCTGTATATGCTATTCCAGATAGAATTATGATGTTTATTAATGAGTCTCTTGAAGTAAAAAGAAATTCAAAAAAGAAATATCTTACAGTAGTTCCTCTTGATTATGCAGAGTATTCAAGACTTATGTCTAAGCCATTTAAAAGGCCTCTTAAAAATCAAGCATGGAGATTAATTACTAATACTATCACAACAGTTAAAACTACTGATTATGATAAAATAGATTCGTTACTTGTAGACTTTACAGGGATGAATTCAGGAGATTTTATTACTAGCTATAATACTATGTGTAAATCTTTAAATGTAGATTCTCTCGAATTAACATTTACAAAGGTTAGTGATGATGTCTATAATTTAAATATAGGAGATAAAGGTTCTCTTCAAGTTAATGGTAAGGCAGCAGAGCTTACTGAAGATGAGGTAGAAGAAATTAGTTCTTATATTAATATGTCTACCAATAAAGCAGTAGTTGAGTTAATACCGGGACCTGTAGACAGTATTACATCATACACTATAAGATACGTAGCTAGACCTAGAGCTATTATTCTTGCTGAACTTGAAGGAGTAACATTAGATGGTACAGACCAACCACAAGAATGTGAGCTTGATGAAATACTACATCAAGAGATTCTTCAAAGAGCAGTAGAATTAGCTAAAGCTGCATACTCAGGTACTTTAGGAGATTCTGTTTCTT